ATCAGGGAGTCCATCTTCAATGCGTACCGCGAGAAGGCATTGCTGTCAGAAAATCTTTTAGATAAACCCACTCATTCTCCTGAATCGCTTGCGAAGAAATATAATGTGCCAGTTTCACATATTCACGATCAATTAGCAAGGGGTATCAAGATTGAGCAGGAACACACGTCAAAGCTCGACGTAGCCCGTGAGATTGCATTAGATCACTTGGGAGAGCGTCCAGACTATTACATGAAATTGGATAAAGCTGGACTGGAAGAAGAGAAAAGGAATACGTCCTTTTACAATGCTACGGCCGCTGAACGTCGCCGTGTAGGTATAACGAAGAAGAAGTTTGATTATAAGAAGTTCTCCAAGTACCGCACCAAGCATCCTGAGAAATTTATTGCAGGTATCAAAGAATCCTTGACACCCCGCGAAGAACAATCTCATCATGAACGGCTTGCGACTCCAAAGAGACCCCCTGTGGATCAAGCGGAGAAACAGAAGAAGAATTTGACACGACAAACAAACAGCACAGCAAATGCAAGGGAAACGTCTGCGGCTCATAAGACTGTGATTACAGGACGAGAGAGTAAGTCATTTAGTCAACTGGGGGAATCCTCTTCACCTGGTATGTCATTCCAGCAAGCGATTCAGGATGCAAAAGCTAAAGGACATAAGATTGTCTTTGGAACAAACTCCCAAAAGTGGCATGTAATCGATCAAAAGGACCGAGATTTCCATATGCCTCATGCTTCAGAGCCCCATGAAGCGGAGAAAATAGGAGAAAAACAGTCAAAATGGGGAGCACATTCTGTGGCGCGAGCGACTGTAAATAGAAAGCTGGAAGAAGCATCCACTCGTCGCACGTTCTATATGAACCAACAGAGGAAAGACCCAGCGAAGTTCATCAAGCATGTGAGAAAGAAATCTAGGAAGTACGAGGAACCCCGACGCAAGGACTTAGATGAAGCGTTCAATATTGCATTTGATGAGAGCGGAGGCGCGAAGTTTGAACACACGTTCTGTAGTCAGTGCGGGAAGGACTTGGGACCTGGAGAACACGGAGCGAGTGATTGTGGACAGCATAGACGGATGCCAGGGAAGCATCAGAAAACTTCTGAGCGAAGGATTTCGGCATTCCAAGCAAGTCATAAGGGGATCAATAACAAGATTGTGCAGGAAGCGTTCCAAGCAGCGAAGGATAAGAAGAACGGGAAGAGTGAAAAGCAGGATAATCTTCCTCAGAATCAAGAGGGAGCCCATGAGCCGAACAAAGAGAAGTTCAATGCACCCGCCCCACAACCACAGGATGGAGCAGCACCCACAACGACGCAGGATGGAGGAAAGCCCGCAAGTGCGATTCCAACAGTAGCAAAGAGCAATACTCCGACTCCTGAGAAAAAAGGGCGAAAAATTGACGTAAAAGGGTCTGGTGCGGACGATAAATTTCAATCAGAACCCATCTATACTTCACTTACAACTATGCCGGACACAGCCTCCCCACGAAGCGGTAGTCAAGGTGTGAGATAACATAAATAAAATGAGAGACCTACGGTCGGTGATTTATAGTGACAGTGACGGAGTTATCTGTGATTTCTACACGGGAGCAGAGAAGCTACTGGGGCACCAATGGATTGGTGGGACAGTACGTGACAGAGATGGAGCGGTTCTGAGTCAGCAGCATGATTTTTGGGAAACACTTCCACCGATGCCTGACTTGGATGTGTATTGGGGTTTCTTAAAGAAATACAATCCACAAATTTTGACCGCGGTTCCTAGTGCACCCTGGGGTTTTGTGTGGGAACAAGTAGAGCGGGGAAAGCGGGAATGGTATCGAAAGAATATTCCCTCGATTCCCCACAGTCATATTCATATTGTGGAACGACAGGATAAACAAAACTTCGCACGTAACGGACAGGTACGGAACATTCTCATCGACGACCATGAGAATAATATCAGAGAATTTGAGGCGGCGGGGGGAGTAGGTATTTTGCATCATAGCGCCAAGACAACGATTATAAAACTTAAAGAATTGGGTTATTTTTAAGGGTGTGAAACGAAATGAGGAGTCCAGGCTCGCTCAGTTAATAAGGATGAGAGGACAGAAACGCGGGCCGTATAAGAAACAATTCAGTAACTAAGGAGAATTTATATGTCTTTGTGGAAAATGGTTGATGCTAACACTGGGGCTCCAAAGCAGAATTTAGAATCGACAAGTGATGCTGCGGGTCACTCAGCTAACGGATTTTGGTTATACGGCAACACACAGGTTGGGGCATTTCAAGCCAATGCTGCATTAGGTGTATTTGGTATTGATTCAAGAGAAAAATCCAACAGCCAATTTGAAGGATCAATTGCTACACATTCCGGGTGGGTTCTACGCAAACAAGGAACTGGTGATATTGCGTCCATTGCTGTTGTGAGTGGTGGAAAGGGATTTTCGGGAAATGCGACAGCAAAATATCTATCAATCACAGGTGGTGGAGTGTGGAACGTTGCAGCGAATGCGTCTTTCACAGTCCGTGCAAACGGATCAATTGATTCCGTAACACCAGCAGCGGGACCAGTGGCAAACGGTGTCGGATACGCTCAGAATGGATTCTGTGAAATAGTTGGTGGTGGAACAGGCAACAACCAACTTGCGAACATCTCTTATACGAAGAATGCAGCGGGGAACGTCGCCGCATTAGTTATCAACAACGGTGGTGGAAACTTTGACGCTAATCCTCGTGTGACTCCATTGGGAACGAACACAGGAACCGCAACGATTGTCGTAACATGTAACACAGGACAGATTCTCACTGTGACTGTTGCAGATCGTGGGGGCAACTACACGAACACTCCAACATTGGGGACTGTGACGACGAATAATGCAACTCCTACGTTTGCTATTACAATGGGTGGACGTGCTAACCGCGTACACTATGAAGTGCTGGTGGCTTCAGGATCAATGGCAACCGATAACGTAGCCAACAGCGATGATGCTATTGTCGGAGCGTAATGCAGGACTTTTGCGATCATGTGAAAGAATGTATGGAAGGGGTTCCGGCGACAACCTGGGACCCCGAATCCAGTTATTTGTCTGATTATGGGGTGCGCGGAGAACTCAACGATCATTTGGACGACATCACGGACTATGCGAGGCATCCGGCTGCGGAGTACGAGGAAGTACGGGTATTTTTGCAAGGCCGCAATATAGAACTCCCCCCCGTCTCCGTCTATGCAGATGAATTCCTGGAAAATGACGGTGAAATCATTATTCCTCTTGTCTCCACTATTGAAGGCCCGAACCTCCTGTTTATATATTTTGCGTTCACGATGAATGAAGTCACAGATGGGGAATTCGAAGTGTTTTCTGAGATAGTTACCCAGAACGAATTAGAGGAGATATTGAGCGATGAAGATGTTGAGACTGTTTGAACAAGCGAAGAAATTGCATCATATACTTCCTGGTCACCCCTATCATCATAAGTCAGATGCCGAACTGCATTACATTCTCAGGGATGCGGGAGAAGCAGAAAAAGCTATCGGGCAACATGATAAGAGTGCGATGTGGAAATATGGAGATCAACAGAATGACGCCGCGAGCATTTTAGGATACCGTCAACGTGGTGGGCAGAGGATTCCCGAAAAGAAACCATAAGGACTAATTTACTATGATTGATTTGATTGATTTGAACCACGACACGGTCATGATCTATGCGATCAAGTGCTATGATAAGCCTACACTTATCAAGAGTGAACTTAAAGAAGATTTGAAACATCTGAGTTATGTGAGGCGATTGTTTCGACGCTACAATCAATATGGGGAACTGAAAGAGCGTCTGATTCTGAATCACTTGATTATTTTGTACAATATTTTCGGAAGAGTCCCCGCGACTCGTTTGTTGTTCTATCATACTCGAACAGAGGATTATGACATCCTAAAGACATTTCTGGTATTTCTGAACTATATGCCCAATCATGTTGTGGGAATTAGGGGAAGAAGCATTCTCTCTGATGAATGTCAACTGGACCCATTTGTTGTTGATATTTTACGAAAGTTGAGATTTGATGAACGCGATTCTGAGTTTTCTCCTGAAACTATTCCCAACACTCTTTCCAAAGATAGCTGAGAAGAAGGGCACCATTTTGAGTACCTTGCTTCTGTGCGCCACTCTCGCTGGTATGTATTCGGATTTGTCGTCCAGCCTCAGCACAGCCAAGGCTGCTCGTGATGAGCAGATTAAAGGATACGCCGTGCAGATTGGTGTGCTCCACTCTGAATCTGAATCTCACAAAGAGGATATTGAGAAATTGAGAGGGTGGCTTAAAAGTGTCACAGAACGTGTGAATAATCAGGAACGAGAAGCATTGGAGCGTCAATCGGCTGCATTAGAAAATCGTATCAATAGGCTGGAAGATGCGGCTATGAGAGGGAAACGTAGATAACATGCAATTTCTTATTGAATCGGAAGGTCCATTCTTAGAGGATTATATCCATGATTTCTGTGCTCACGTCTGCACGCAATTAGGTATCACGGAGCATCCTGAATTGACATTGGTGGATAAGACAGGCAGTACTTCCTTCGGTTCCTATCGCCCCGGTGATGGAAGCATTATCGTAGCGACTGAAGGACGGCATGTGGCGGACGTTCTCCGCACACTTGCCCATGAAATTGTCCACGATGCACAGCATTTGAATGGATCACCTGATATGCCGTTGGATGAGTTGGAGTATGAAGCGAATGCGATGGCGGGAATGCTCATGCGTGATTGGAATAAGTTGCACCCGGAAGTCTATGGTGCTGATGAAGGAAGCGATCACGCAAGCGAACAGGAATATGAATCACAGGGTGCTGTGGGTGCAGACACGACACGTCCAACAGGACCCATTGCGATGGCAGAAGAGGGCATCGTCAACTCCGCAGGAGCGGGGAACGTCGCAGGAATCGGTATCGGTCCACAGGGGGAGCCGGGAGTGCTTCCAAAGAAAAGGAAAGGTTCAATTATGAAGCCGATGGTACGACGCAAAACATTAAGTGGGCTCAAAGAGGAACTAATGTATTCACTCAAGTCACACATCGAAGAATCGATGAAAAATCCCGTGTTCAGGGGTGTCCATAGGGGGCATGGAATCTATCATCATGGTAAGTATGGATATGGAGATGAAACACAAACCCCGCATAATTCCATTCACAGCATCCACCAATACAAGCAGCATCTTGACGATCACATGGCAAAAGAACACGAAGCACGACCCGCTCATGAAAAATATTGGGATACGGTCCCACATAAAGACCGACAACATTGGAGAAATATGACGCAACACGTCGATGCGTCTGCATCAGAATTAGCATACGCTCATCATCAAGCAGTGAATCGTTAGGAAGGAGTTAAGCATGACAGATTATCTTAAAGCAGCAGGGGGAATTCTCGCAACAATTGCCCCAACAATCGCGTCAGCATTAGGTGGACCCCTTGCGGGGATGGCAACCACAGCCCTCATTAGTGGACTGGGATTAGCTCCTGATACAAGCCACGATCAAGTGATGCAAGCTATCGCAGGTGCGACTCCTGAACAACTCCTCAAGATCAAGGAAGTGGACGCACAGCTAGTCTTGGACCTCAAGAAACTAGAAGTTGATGTGCTCAAGATCAAAGCAGGAGATACAGCAGATGCACGAAATCGAGAGATTCAAACAAAGGACTGGACTCCTCGTATAATTGCAGGATTGATTATCGGATTGTACATTGGTGTACAAGTTGCAGTATTTCATACAGTCGTCGATCCTACGATGCGCGATTTCGTCATGCGTTCAATGGGAACACTTGACGCAGCAGTAGGATTAGTGTTATCTTATTACTTTGGCTCTTCGACGGGTTCAGCAGTTAAGACAGAACAACTCACAACAGTTATTAACGCTAGAAACGGGAAGTAATTATGCCTGGGCTATCGATTGAAGAAATGCTTTCTGCATTGAAAATAGATGTTGCCCTCGCACAAAAGGACATTTTCCTCACTGCAAAAGTGATTGATAAACTTACCGAAGCTGTGGAAAAAATTGAAGCGATGAATGCGAATCTTTGTAAGATGATTGCGCTGCATGAATTGAAGCACGATTCGTCTCAACAAATTCATGCGGAATTTGACGCCGATATGCGAGCCGTTCATGGACGTATTGATGGTATCTTCTCGGAAAAGCCATCAGTTGATTTAACACAGGAAGAGAAGGTAACCAGGACATTACATACGCTGGAGAGGTGGAAGTGGATTCTCATTGGTGCACTCATCGTGCTAGGATATATTCTTGGTCATGTGGAGTGGACAATGGTCTTCAAAGCGATTCAATTTCGTGGGCAATAGGGAGCACTATGTTAAACTTTAGAGATTTCATCACAGAAGAAGGACAACACGAACTGAAAGAAGCATTCGGACAGAAGCCAGCAGTGCGTGAATATGGAGATGAGCATTTGTCACGTTATGCAAACCATATTGTGAACGATCATGAACGAGGGTATCAGGGGAAACCTGTTCCTGAGCATAATAGAATGAGTGTGTCGTTTGAGCATGGTCCAAAATATACTCGCGTAGTTACTGCCCACGGTCCTTCACGTTCCGCTCATTCATTTATTGATCCAAAGGGAAACATCTATAAAGCGGCAAGCTGGAAAACTCCTGCAAAGAACTTTCCAAGAGGACACATTACTGACCCCGTTCATAGTCGCGTATCGTGGACTGGGGCGCAGTAAACACTTGATTTCCACTTCCAATTCGTGTATAATCCAGAGATGGCATTATACACGGATTTGAAATACACCCAACTTCTCTCCACTCACTTTGATAAATTCGTTCGCAAGAACGATTATCTCTTCAATGTGCGCTGCCCCCTCTGCGGGGATTCTGAAACTAAAAAAACCAAAATGCGGGGATACATCTACCGCGATAAGCAACGTCTTGCCTACAAATGTCACAACTGCACGCAAGCTATATGGCTTGGGGAACTCATCCTGAAGGTTGCTCCTACCCTTTATAAAGACTATCTGTTTGAAACATTTGGAGATACACCACGTCTCAAACGTCGAATAAAGGAACCCAATGTCTTTGAGGGTCCTTCCACGTCAATACGATTCGGGAAGATGGAGCAAGCAATCTTTCAGAATGCCGAGAAGTTAACCCACCTACCGGAGACTCATTATTGCATTCGTTATGTCAAGGAACGTATGATTCCGCAGGAGTTTTGGAGCAAGCTTTATTTTACGGAAAACTATGCTGAATTCCTGAAGGAAATCTACCCCGAACATGGAAAAGCCCTGTTACCTGAAGCTAGACTCGTCATTCCCTTTTATGACCCCTACAAAGCCCTCCTCGCCGTTTCTGGACGTGCTTTCGAGGACAATGCGGTGCGCTATATCACGGTGAGGACGAATCAGGACGATGATAAGCTCATTTATGGGTTGGACAGAATAGATCAGAATAAACTTGTTCAGATTGTTGAAGGACCCCTAGATAGTCTTTTTCTTGGTAATACAATTGCTTCGTGCGATTCAAACTTAATCTTAACCGCACAAAGATTGTCTGCCGCTCAGATTGTTCTAGTCTATGACAACGAAAAACGTAGCGGAGAAATATGCAGGCAAATGGAACGAGCAATAAAGTTAGGACATAAAGTGGTAGTTTGGCCTTCCTGGCTTCTTCCGAAGGACATCAATGAAATGGTCTTGGGGGGTTATTCACCCTCAGATATTCAAGACATCATATATAAGAATACATTTTCAGGATTAACAGCATTAGCACATTTGACGTATTGGAAGAAATGTATACAATCTACCAAATTAGCAACACAACGAATGGGAAGCGGTACATAGGTTTCACCCACAAGAAGCCTGAAGTACGTTTCGCAGAACATAAGAAATTGTCTATTTGTGGTTCCCCACAGTTTTATCAACAAAGGAGAACTTTAGTATGAACATTGTGAAGCCGTATGTACTGGTGGATGATTATGATTTGGGTTCTAGTGAGCAAGGAATCAGAATGCTCCGTAAGATTGAGCGTATCGCTCGTATTTCTCACCGTTCAGAAGAAGCACAGACAGAAACATCATGGGATCGTTTTCTCCGTGCGGTGGTTTTGAGCCATGGAGATTGGAGTGTCACAGAACATGCCAGCATTTCTGTGGAATTCTATGTGGACCGTGGCATTACTCATGAGATTGTACGGCACCGTCTTGCCTCCTACACTCAGGAGTCCACCCGCTTTGTGAACTATGAAAAGAAAATGCCACCGAGTTTCTTGTATCCTAAGACGTGGAATGCAGAGGGATGGGATGAGAAGTCCGTCATTGATTTGGATAATTGGTCTGTAGACTCTATCAGTCATATTGCCACAGATGTAAAAGCCGTAAATGAAGAATCGAGAAATATGTTTGTCGAACAGTTCGATCAGGATTGGTTACATTGTATTGCTGTGGTGGAAGATACATATAAAAAGTTGATTGGGAAGGGGTGGAAGCCACAAGAAGCACGATCCATTCTTCCTAATGCCCTTGGCTCCAAGATCGTCATGACCTGTAACCTCCGCAATTGGAGACATTTTTTATTGATGAGAACGACCCGCGAAACACACCCACAATGCCGTGAAGTTACTATTCCTCTTCTCAAGATTTTCCAAGAACGAATCCCCATATTCTATGAGGATATTGAGCCGATGGGTTCACAGGTAGACGCAATTGCAAAAGGACGATAACAATGAACGTAATACAAGAGTATTCACCCACAGGGTTCTCATTAAAGATTTTCAAAGATCGTTATGCGTTTACTCCCGAAGAGACGTGGCGAGAAGCATGTAGTCGCGTGGCTCATCAGATGGCGATAGCAGAAGCACCTGAGAAACAAAAGTGCTATGTAGATCGATTCTATGAAGTCCTCGTTCGCAATCTGTTTGTTCCGGGTGGACGTATATGGTATAACTCAGGGCGCACGAATCCACAATTACTCAATTGCTTTGTGTTGGACCCCAACAAAGATAGTAAAGAAGGATGGGGCAAGTCGGCATATGATATGATTGTCACTAGCATGACAGGAGGTGGGTGTGGAGATGATTTCTCAGATGTACGTCCAAGAGGTGCATCCATCGCAGGGCAACGAGGAGTCGCACCTGGTGCAGTTGAACTTATGCGTCTCATCGATGGTTGTGCACAGCCCATCCGTAACGGCGGACAACGGCGTGTTGCGCTTATGTTCAGCCTCGACCTTACTCACCCCGACATTGAAGAATTTCTCAGTGCGAAATTAGTGAAGGGTGAACTCACCCATGCGAATGTCTCTGTAAAATGCAAGCACACTAAAGCGTTCATCAAATCAGTAAAAGAGGATACAGAAATTGAGTTGCATTGGAAGGGGAAATACAAAAGACAGATCAAGGCGCGTCTCTTGTGGGATACAATTGTCAAGAATGCGTACAATTCAGCGGAACCCGGGTTTCTTAATTGGGAGCTTGTTGAGCATGAAAGCAACATTTACTACATCGAAAACCTCGTTACCACAAACCCATGTGGTGAGCTTGCCCTTGCAGCGATGGAACCGTGTTGTCTCGGACATCTTGTGCTGTCTCGTTTTGTTGTGGGAGATGAGATTGACTATCCTGCATTGGGAGATACGATTCGTCTTGCTGTACGATTCCTTGACGATGCACTCAGCGTGAATCATTTCCCACTGAATGAAATGAAGATCAAGTCTGCCAGTCTCCGTCGCATTGGATTAGGAACCACTGCACTTGCTGATACGCTTGCGATGCTTGGATATAGTTATGGATCAGAAGAAGGAAATAAGTTTGTTGATAAGCTCTATCGTTTCATTTCCAAAGCTGCCTATGAAGCGAGTGTCCTACTCGCAATTGAGAAGGGTTCGTTCCCTCTGTGCGATCCGTTAAAGCATGTTGAATCGGGATTCATGAAGCGTATGCCAGCGAAAACAAAATCGTTGATTCTTGAACATGGGATTCGCAATTGTGCAATCCTCACTCAAGCTCCAACGGGAACAGTTAGTATTCTCTCGAACAATTGTAGTTCAGGTATTGAGCCGATGTTCGCTCCTGCATATGAACGTCGCTATTGGGAGAAGGATGAGCGGAAAGTGGAACTCGTCTTTCATCCATTATTTGAACAGTTCATGCTTGAGGGAAAAGACGTGAAGCATTTTGTGGGTTCCCATGATTTGACTGTGCGCGATCACTTAGAAGTCCAGAGGATCATACAGAAGCATGTGGACAATGCTGTGTCAAAGACAATCAATATGCCACATGATTATTCCATTGAGGATATGGAGAAACTGTGGCTTGAATATCTCCCTCATCTCAAGGGCACGACATTCTATCGGGAGAAAACAAGGGGATATGTCAATGCAGCAGGGGAAGTTGCGGAACCACCGTTGTGCGCGATTCCTCTCAAAGAAGCTAAGAAGCGTTTCAAAGAATCTCACACAACAGGGACAGAAGCCGTGATGGAGTGTCCTTCGGGAGTCTGTCAATTATGAAAACTGGTCTTTTAGTGCCGGAAGAGTTGTCAATCCTTAACTTGCGACATCCGATAATTGGTGTTCCCTATATACGTGTGGATCGGGGTACGGATTGGGGCAATCCATTCGTCATTATATCACAAATGACAGAACAAGAGCGGGCCCGCGTGTGTGATCTATTTGAAGCCTATGCGATATGGAGATTGACAGTGGACCCGAAGTGGTTGGTCCCTCTACATGGTCAGAACCTCGCGTGTTGGTGTTTTCCAAAACGCTGTCATGCAGAAACTTTACGGAGGTTAGCTAACAAATTATGATAAGTACAGAAGTCACCGCAATTATTGAACGCAACACTCAGCAAATGAATGAATTGAAACTGATGATTGATAACCCCGCGAATTCATCAGAAGAAGTGAGGGCATACCTACGAAAATCCGTGCAGAAATTGATTGAAGAATTTGAGTCGAAGTTGATGGAATTAGAACAGGGGGAGATAGTATGAGCACAATGAAAGCAATTTGGTCATTCATATGGGTGGTGATATCGCTAGAATTTGTGTTTGCCCTTATCATATCGGGGTGCTCAATCATTACCCCACCAACATATCATGAGACTGAGTATTCACAGTTCATTGATATTGCAGATTTAGCTAGTCACGGTTCTTGCGACCATGCAACGACTCGAACACTTCGAGATTTATCTAACAGGGCCGTATTATATTCCACGTTTCTACCTCATAATGAGTTAATGGCGGAAGCGGCATCTTTAATGAACAAAACCATCAACTCACTAAATCAGCGTGCTAACTCACCTAACTCTGAACAATCTTTGGATGACGCCTATTGTAGGTTAAAATTGAGCATAATTACTACGATGTCGTTGTCGTTAGCGGAAGCCGCGGGAGGGAAAACGAAATGATTCCTTTTTTTGATTTGTCTTTATATAATACAGACCCGCATGTAGTTTCTATAAGTCTATTGATTGAGGGAGTTGCAAAAGGACTCAAGGATAAGACGATTTCTGAGTCTGAATATGCGGATTTGATGGCCGATGTTGAAGTACTCAAGAAGATCATCGCTCTCAAGAATAACCTCGAATTAAACAAGGCAATCCATGATGCGGTGGTGGGACTCATTGAACTTGCTAAACTGGTTAAATGAAAGGTATTTAATATGAAATTTTCACAACAATGTCAGTCGTGTAATCGAAAGATTACACTCATTTACGATGAACTGGATTCGACTCCTACGTTTTGCCCCTTTTGTGGAGAAGAATTGGATGATTCCTTGTCAGAGTATGATGATGCAACTGGGATCAAGGGAGCAGATCGGGATGATAATTGGGATACTGATGAGAGGTGAGCAAGAGTAGACTTATGACATTTCAAAGAAACCCATTTATTGTAATACTTTTCGGATAATAATGCTCCTGATGTCAGAATTTCCAGTGTTTCCAAATAGTTGGTCTCTCCTCGTTTCGTAGTGAGATGCAGGATTTCACGATGGAATTCATCTTCTCCGAATGTCTTGACATCGAACAGCAATTCTTCACTGGACCCAAAGTAGGATTGCCAATCATTCGCAACACGGAGTTTCTTCTTACGCTTTGTTTTTGTTTTCTGTTGGATTTTCGCTTTAGTGAAGAGTTTTTTCCCTATATACATGCGTCCAGTGAGGCTGCATGTTATTCGGTAGACGAAACCGAAGTATCCAGTGGAATCGAGGAAGTCTGTTCCTTTGTATTGCCAGTTCATAATTCTACTCCTTTCTAAGTATATAGTTGACATCTTTCCCTCAATGTGCTAGAATCTCAGGGAATGGGGAATCTATGGAATTGTGGATGATACCTGCGTTTATTCTAGCGATTATCGCATTTGAGTTGTCTGTGCCTATTATTCTGACGCTCGCCATTACCCTTTCGTGCATCGTCTTTTCGGTTTTCGTTCTCGCAGTAGTCACTGTGACCTTCTTGATTGGTGAGTGGGTTCTGTCACCTATTAAGACACTAATAGGAAGAATAAGACGATGACATTCATGAGTGGGAAGTCTATAATTCCGAATATCTGGGACGGGTTTGGGTTTTATAGAGACATTGAAGGACTGTGCAAGTATTTCTTTTTTGATGAAATGGCTCAGGAATATGGAGATTTGCCTACTAACCCAGATATTCCAGCAGATCGAAAAGCATTCCATGTTATCTTGTGCTCAATCCGAAAGAATCGCACACATATTGAACTTCCCTTTACATCCAATTTCACAGACGCATTCGCATATGCTGAGAATCTTTGCAAATCGGGATTCACAGGATTGATGTTCAGGGAGACAACACATTCCCTCCATCTGGTTGAGCGAGCTTTGTTAGAGATTATGCAATATCACGCAAAACGAACAGGATTCATGTTTAGGGATGCTGAAGGAGTGGAACAATGGCATAAGGGCTTAATAAAGGAGAATGAAGAATGATTATTGATGCTGATAAGATTCCGGCTGGTATGAGTGTGCTCAGTGATTACCTCAATGATGGAGTGGTGGGGGTGAAATTTACCAAGTTGGATGGTACAGAGCGTGTCATGAACTGTACGCAATGCAGCACGTTGATCCCGAAAGAACACTTACCAACGAGGGAAGTTAAGACGCTTGCTGAATCCGATGTCGATTCGAAAGCTGTTCACCATCCAGCTTCCGACCTCCTTGTTGTGTTTGATACTGACGCGGGGGGTTGGAGGAGTTTTCACTATACACAGGTAAAATCTATTAGTGTGTATGGATCAGGTGGGTTTCAAATCAAACAGTAAAGTTCCTTAACTCCAAAGTAGGGATAGCTTTAACCGAAGAAGTGTGTTAGAGTGCGGAACAATGTGTTCTCACTTTTAACATCATGGAGGTTTTATTATGTTTAGGAAGTTGACAGTCTCGGTCCTCTCAGTCCTCATGTTACTTGTATCCCTCGGATGCAGTACGACAGGTTTCCTGCCAATAGAGGATTCCCCTCGCGGTTATTCCTCAGATCAGACTTTGGGTCTGCGGGCCGGAGTTGACACTGGTTCACTCTCTCCCACCGAACGCTATTCGTGGTTGGAAGTGTGTGATAAGGTTGTTTCCCCCGTTTTGAAGTTCTGGACCTCTGTTGAGTATCGCAATTGCGAACCCAATGTTCCCCTCACACAGGTTGCTCAAAAAACAACTACTACGGGATATGTTGCCGGAATTGTCGGTCCAGTTATTTCAACTGGTATGACAGCGGCGGCTATTGCTTATGCGGGACATGAGATTGGTCAAGGTATCGGTCGTTCAGGTTCAACAGAAACCAACAACGTGAACAATGGGAACAGCAACAGCAATTCTGCTAGACAAGGACAGGGACAACTTCAGGGTCAGGGACAAGTTCAGGGGCAAAAGCAGGGGCAGATTGCTCAGGGTGGTAGTGCTGACGCAAGAGCAACAGGTGGACAGGGCGGAGTCGGAAATGGTGGACAGGGCGGAGTCGGAAATGGTGGACAGGGCGGAGTCGGAAATGGTGGACATAATGGCAACAACGGTCATGATGGACATAATGGCAACAACGGTCATGATGGACATGACAACTAGGATATAAATGATTCCACTGATTGCCCTTGAGTGTGTGATTGTGATATCCTCGGCACA